CTTAGAGCGCCGGCTGTCTCGGTTCTGGCTATCATCCTGGCTCTGTAGCGGAGGCTTTTTTCAGCGTACCGGCCGACTCGTTTCTTTATAGTTTCCTTTGGGAGTCCGGCGTTTATGAGTTTTTCCCTGAAGCGGCGCACGGACAAATGCTGGCGCTGGTTAAGGCCTATCATCGGCTTCAGGTCCCGGGCGATCTCTTTAATGGACTGGCCCTGGTTTAGGCCGGTTTTGATTGCTCCACGGATCGCTTTTCGAGTCTCGTTGTTTACGGCTGTGACCAGCTTGGCCGAGTTCTTGTTGGCCCATTCTATGGCCTTTTGGCCCAGGAGGTCAGGTCTCGACTGCTTCACGATGGTCGACCGCGTGACGGTTGCTGCGGCTTGCTGCTGGGCCACCTGGAGGAGCGCCTTGTTGAAAATCTTCCGGCCTTCTTCCCCCACGGCTTCCCAGTCCACGAGCTTTTTGGCAATCTCTGCTGGGGTTTTGCCTTTGGGCCGGCTGATCCTGGTTCGCAGCTCTCTTGAGAGAAGCCGGAGATAGTCATCGGCTGCCTTCTCGAGTACATGCTGGTGGCGCTGGATATTGCGAACATGCTCGAGCTGCCGCTTGCGGTCATAGTTCAGGCGGCTCAGGGCAAGGTGTATAGCCTCCAGGGCCTGGGCTGCTGTGCTCATCTCAGTTCGGCTTCCTCCCTTTGCCTGGTATAACCATTCTAGGGCGCTCAATGCGTGAGGCAAGCTGCCGGGCTTTTTCGGCCTCCATCTCCCGGTACTGGTCGTCAGTAATCTCTTTAATGTAGGCAATGTTTGAATCCTCATTAATGACGATCCAGATCGGCTTCCCGTCTGTCGCCTGGCCCTCGATGATCCTCAGCTCTTTCCGGATGTGTCTTTTAAAATCCTCATCCAGATCGCCCTGGAGTCCCAGGGTAATCGGTGGTGTTTTTAGGGTCACTAAAATTGGCATGCATCACTCCTTTTTTTTGGGTTTTGGGAATGGTTCGCTTTCCCATAAAAAATCGATCCCCAATAGGTCGTATAACCTCTGGTTATGGGGTCGGTAGTAGCGTTGTAAATGTTCGGCCAGTTCAGGTTTGGGTGCCGGGTAGGGTGAGCGAGTTTTTGGATCTGGCCGCTTTGGATCGTAGTAGCTGGCCTGGTTGATTAAAGGCTTTAGTCCCAGGAGCTCTCTGGCGATGGTGTTGGCAACGAGCGTTGGGGTCCGGAAAAAGTCCCCTGCTTTTATGATCATGAATTGGTGTTTTGAAAAATGGTCAAACCATCTGGTTATAAAATCGGCATAGCGCCCTCTCTTTAGGATCTCTGAGTCTGGATCTTGGAGATCCTCTGGCCTGGGTGGTCTCTTAGCTTTTTTCTGGAAGTGCCAGTAGTTTGACCAGGCACGTTTGGCTGGATTTCTGAGCAAGATGATGAAGCGGTGGTTTGAGGGTGGTATGTCCTTTTTGATCCTGGCCGGTGCTTCCGGGGAATAGAGGTAGTTGGGGGTGGTGTCGAATGTCAGCCCCCTGGCCGGGAAGTACCGCTTGTAGAGCTCGAGGCCTCTGTGGTAGTTCCAGTCAAAAAAATGTGGCTCGTAGATTGGTGACGGATTTATATCTGGGTGGGTGGCCAAGGTGCAGCGTAGGGAGTTGGTCCCGGAACGGCTTGCTCCGATTATAAAAAAATCTGGAAGCTTCACAGCTCCTCCCCTGATAAAATCCGGTCAAAAGTCTCCCTGGTTTTTTGATCTGCTTCGCTTAATCGCTGGATCTGGGCTGAGAGCTGCTCCAGGGTGTCGACTACGGTTGCCTCTCGTTTTTCTAGCTCCTCTGAGCCTATGGCCACGTAGTTTGCTGCCACGTAGTATTGTTCTGCTTCAGGATCTTTCCGTGGCTCTCGACCCAATTCCCGGCGGACTTCGTTCGGGTTTACTGAGCCCATCATAAACTGCAGCTGCAGGCGCTTGACTAGGGCATCCTGGTCTCTGGTGTCCAGCTTCTTCCACTCGAAGGTGTAGTCGTTGACGCCCAGGCCGTCACGAATCAGCTTGTTTGTAATGATGCGGCCTGTGAGGCGTTTCAGCGGTTCGATGATTGAGGAGACGTAGATCTTGGTGGCTTCGGCTGCGGTCGATCCCCCCAGCGAGCCGGTCTCTGCTATGCCTATGCGATAGGGTGGCATGCGGTAGGCACTCAGGATTTCGTCTCTCAGCATTTTCTGGTAGAAGCGGAAGGAGGCTTCTTTAATGTCTACGGCCAGCGGCTTGACCTCTACTTCCCCTTCGGCCGGCGGCTTGAGCACCAGGGTTTTGTGGGCATTTGAGGTGCCGCGTACCTCGACGTCCAGGAAGTTGGTTATTTGCCTGGCGGCTGCTGCCGACCAGCGCCCCTTGAGGATAATGAGCTGGGTGGGCACACCATAGTTTTCGAAAAATGCCAGATTAAAATCCCTCACCCCTATTAGCCCAATGACTGATCCTATGGCCGAGAGTATGTTCGGCCGGCCGTAGTAGTCTGAGCGCTGATAATATTCGGTTTGAAAAATTACCTCATGAGCTATGTTCTCTGAGCCCTTGATTTCGTTTCCGGTTTTAGAGCTTATGCGAAGCCCTAAGCCATAGCGTGAAAACCAGACGCGCTCCCCTTCCCGGATCTGGGCATATTTGTCTTTTGATTTGTGGACCCAGATGGTATGGGCTGGCAGGTGCCAGAGCCCAATGAGGCGCCCGTCGACCGGTGGGTCCTTTTCTGTCTCCAGAGCCCACCATCCGATTGAGCCCCAATCGATGACAGCTTTTTTTATGATGTCTCCAATATCTTCATCCATTTCGTTTGGGTCAGTGAGAAAGTCGATGGCTCTTTCCCGATCCTCCTTGCTGGCACTCTCTCTCCCCTCTTTTGCTTTAAGTTCCCAGCCCTGGCCTACGACGTCCTCTGCTATCTGTCTCACACAAGCGTCAAAATAGCAGGAGTTCTCCTCCAGGTAGAGGAGGCCGGTGGTGCTGAATGGGTGCGGCACGAGGCTGCGCTCCGAGAGCCAGCGCTTCGAGCGCAGCTGCTGGGTTTTGGTTTTTTTCTTATTGGCTGCCGCCTTAAGCAGCGTGTTCAGAGGGAAGATGCCTTTGGTTGTCTTTACGTAGTATACTTTCCCCCCTTCTTCAGGCGATGAAGATTTTTCCTTCATTGTCATTTTCCCACTCCTCCTCTAATTCTTTCCTGGTTTTTGGCCTTTGGTTGTACTGAGGCCGGCCGTAGGTCAGGCGGCGTTTTTCCGTGCGTTCCGGCTTCCGGGCTTCTTCCCTCATGCCGGCATGCCAAACAAATGCCTCCTGCTCCCCAGACTCATCTGGGGCGGCCGCATAAAGAATCGACTCCATGCGGTCCGGCGAAGGTAGACCCCTGGATCGCAGTTCTTCCTTTGTCTCCACGGCTATGAGGCCAGTTGAGAGTACGCGGTAGCGGATTGAGGTGAGCTGCGCCCTGAGTGCTGGATCGTTTGGAAGCGAGCAGTACGGCAGGAGCGATCGGAGATTGAAGTGCAGCTCGGTCCGGTAATTCTTGTAACGCTGCCTGTTATCTGGTGAGGGCCGGGTTGAGCCCTTTATGGCATGGGCATTGTAGCCCAGCTCCTTAAGCCGTGAGTAAACACCCGAGCCCACGCCTATGGCATCTATGTTTATGCGGCGTCGCTTATCGTAGTCCAACGCCCTTATTGTCTTCCCTACGGTCTCCATGGGATCCTGAAAAGCCCAAGTCCCAACGAGTGAAAATGAGAGCCCATGCCTGCAGCTCAAAACACTCTCATCTCCCCCATAATCGGCCACGTCCAGCCCATAGATTAGTTTGTCATCCGGCTTCGGCTCTAGCTGCCGCTGCATGGCCTCTATTACCTCTGAGGCCGGGAAAATGGTGTTAGTCTGGCTCAGGGCATCCCAGTCACCCTCAAGCCAAGCACGCTTGAGCTCGTCTGGTATGTCCATCGCCTGGATTCGCTCCACATAGCCTTTCGGTAAATATGGGTTGTCCCTGGGCAGCGCCGGTATAAATGCATGATCCGGCAAGTCCTGATCTATAAATCGAGCCTTGACCCAATTCGGCTCTGGATTGGCCGTCAGCAATCCCTTGTAGCGCAGCCCCCATTTCGTCTTCAACCGCAGCCTGGTAGAGAGCATAAAAAAGAATTTTTCCGAGGTCTCCTCAGCCTGATCAATCCCAAACCACCCAAGCTCCATCTCTCTCATCATCCCCCAGCCCCCCATAAAACAAAACCGAGCCATTCTTAAATCGAAAATAGTTCTCCGTCCGATGATGCTGCGCCACCAACTCCCACGGCATGTGCTCCTGCAGCGTCCTCAAAGTAGTCCTCTTAAATGACCGCAACTCATGCCGACACAAATATCCTACGTTCCCCCTGTAACGCATCGAAAGCTCTACCGCATAGGCCGCCAACCAAGTCGTCTTCCCTCCCCCCATCGCCCCCCCATAAAGTATAAAAACCTCCGGGGCCTCAAAAGCCAACCGCTGCCTCTCCGTCGGAACGATCGACTCACATTCAGTATCCCGACGCTCTATCCTCTCCCTTACTGCCATCTTCCCCTACCCCCCTCTTATCTTCCTCAATTCCCGCTCTACCTCTCCCAACTTACCCAGCAAAAGCGACCTCTCCCCCCTATTATCCGACTCCTCTATAAACCGCTTCAACGTCCGACGATAGCCCTCTAAAAATTCCTCAGCCTCCTCTACCGTCCTAAACTCTAAAACCGTCTTAGTCTCCATAATGCCCCCTTTTGTTTGGTATGATATATGGGGTAGGGGGGTCGGCCCATAGCGCCTCAAAATTCCTAAAAAGCTCCCCTATCCCCCTGGGATAGAAAAAATTATTCAGCGAGCCTTGCTTTAAAAATCGCACCCTGACCGTCATCCCTGGAGCATGATGAACAGGTCTCTGGGTTTGTCTGGGTCTGAGCGTCATAGCTCGACCCTGAGCGTCAGGCCTTGGGTCTGGACTGGGTATGACTATCAGGCCTTGGGTATGACCATCAGGCCTGGCCTCTTGCCTGGGTATGAGCATCAGGCCTAAGGCCTGAGCGTCAGCCCTGGCTGCTGCGCTTGTTTGATTATCAGGTAAAATCAGGGAATTTAAAAATTGCATTTTTCCCCTGGGAAATTGGCAATAGTTTACATAATACTTCTTATCCGACCTTATTTTCATTGCTTTTTTTCTCTTTTCCTGGGCTTCTTTATTACATTCAGCCCGGAGAATTTAGGAATCTTTTTGGTGGCCGGGTCGACATCTATCTTGCCTCTCTCTCTGGGAATATGGCTTTTGTAAACGACTGTTATCTCTCCCTTTTGAGTTGTGTCGACTCTATCGGTCATCCCCAGCCAGTTCTTAGCCAGGAATATCTGGACAGCAAAACTTCCCTTTCGACTGCTTGTCATTAAATCCTGGAGCAGCCCTGTATTTCTTATTGCCTGACCCTCTTTTATTCCCTTGGTGAGTTCGGGATGCCGTCGCTTCCAGGATGCGAATAAGGAGGGGGTGACTTCTAGGAGGTATGCGATGTCGTCATCTGTAAGGCCTAAGGCTGCGAATGCTTTAGCTATTATAGCGAATGAAGTTTTGTAACGACGTGAGAGGATAAATCTTTTATGTGATTTGAGTCCTTTGAGGCCGATAGCTCTCATATGTTCGATTCGTTCTTCATTGAGTCTTTCTTTTTCTTTATCGATAGTTTGGAGGGTTTGAGAGATGATTTGTTTGGTGATTTGTTCTTGTTTTTCTTCAGGGAGGTTTGAGAATTCGTTTACAGGGCCGATATCTGGGGGGTTAAGGAATGGGTTTTTTGGTTCATGTTTAGATTCTTGGCCATAGGTGTTAGGATTAGGTTTAGGGTTAGTTTTGGGGTTAGTTTTGGGGTTTTTGGTGTCTTTATTAGCGGTTCCGGTAGTACTAGGGGTTAAAGCCTTAGCACTACCGTTAGACTGTGTATTAATATTATTAATATTATAGCTATTATCTAGGGGAGTGGGTTTTAACTTAGATAATAGCTTAGTATTGGCTGGTTTTTTGTTTTGGGGTTTTTGTTTATTGTTCATTGTTTAGTTCCGGTTGTTTTTTTTGTATTTTTTTGAAGATATTGGTTTTGGTGGCTTTGATATCGGCTGGGTTAAGGTTTGAGTAGGAGGCGGCTCTTTTGATGATGGTATCGCACCAGGTTGGGTCGAGTTCGATGAGTGCGGCTTTGCGGCCGAGTTTTTCTGCTGCTATGAGTGTTGAGCCGGAGCCGGCGAATTGATCGAGGATGAGGCTGCCTTGTTTTGAGGAGTTGAGGAGGGCGCGCTGGATGAGGGCGATTGGTTTTTGGGTTGGGTGGAGCATGGTGGTTGAGGCCCGGCGGCGTGCCTGCCAGACATCGGCCTGGTCCCGGGTGTCGCGGAAGTAGTGGCGTCCGTTGCGCCAGCCATAGATTATTGGTTCTGCTTTTTTTGAGCGGCGGCGTGTTTTGCCTTTGAGCATCATTTCATGCTGGGAGCGGTAATCTTGCCAGCCTTGGGTGAGGTAGTTTTTTACCCACACGATGGGGCAGGAGAAGACGAGGTCAGTTTTTTTAATGGCGTAGAGGAAGGGTGGGTAGGAGCTGTAGCCGGAGCAGATATAGAAGACGCCGCCTGGTTTGAGGGCGTCGGCCATGGCTTTCATGAAGCGGAGGCTGAAGTCTATGAATTCGTCATCTGATTGGTCGTCGCCGAGGATGCGGTCAAAGCGTTTGCCTTTGTAGCGGACGTTGTAGGGTGGATCGGTGAAGACCATATCGGCCTTTTGGCCGTTGAGAGCTGCCTCGAGGTGGGAGGGTTCGGTGGCGTCGCCGCAGAGGAGGCGGGCGTCGCCGCAGAGGAGGCGGTGTTCGCCTATCTGGAAGAGGTCGCCGACTTCGATATCTGTCTCGGATTCTTGGCGCTTTGGCACGGCGTCTTCATTGTATTCCGGGGCCTGGAATTGGTCCAGCAGCGTGGCGATTGAGGGGCTGTCGGCTATGTTGGCCTTGTAGTCTTCCAGGGGGATTTCGGCCTGGAAGTTGTAGAGGAGCTCAGGGAGGAGTCGTTCGTCGTAGGTCCCGACGTGGTCGTTGTCG